AACCCGAGGTAGAGGCAACCCCAGATGAGGATGCAACCCCAGAGCCCGAGGTAAAAGAACTAGATTCGGACCTTGATACAGATTCGGACCTTGATACGGATCAGGAGGTAGATTCGGACCTTGATACGGATCAGGAGGTAGATTCGGACCTTGATACGGATCAGGAGGTAGATTCGGACCTTGATACGGATCAGGAGGTAGCACCCGCCCAGTCCAAATCGCCGGATGAAGGAGGTGGGGATGATGACATGGAATATAGGAGTATTGAGTCAGAAGAGAGAGAGTCGATAAAGTTAAAAAATCCCAATTATTTTTTGGAGAGGTTACAAAAGAGTGATCCTTTATTATTTGAAAAAGCAACAAATGATACAACTGGATATATTAGAACATGTCGTGGTGAGGTGCAACGACTTCCGGTAGCATTAACTCCGGTAGAAAAGGAAAATATAGATAAACAGGATGAAAGGATAGATATAACAAATAAAAAACTACAAAAAAAATTAACGAAAGAAAATCAAGGCATTCCCCTTACAGTTGATGACTATAAATCGTATAGTTCGAGTGTAAAATATGGGTATGATCCTAAAAAACCGTATTATTATATTTGCCCTCAGTTTTGGTGCATTCCTCAAAATAGAAGTATATCCAAAGCGGCATTAATGAATGGAGAATGTGGAGGATGGGACGCATCTGAAAACAGACCGACTGCTAATGTTACTTCTAAAACGGATACCACCAAGGAAGAAATGGTGTATGAACGCAATAATGATATTTTTTTGGATAGTAGTAATAATTATACCGGCGCATATCCCGGATTCTTACCGGAGAAGTCACACTCAAAAGGAAAGGATGTTTGTGTACCATGTTGTTATGTGACTAAAAAAAACCCCAAAAGTCAAAAGGAGAGAATAAAAAATTGTAATCAAGACATCAAAACGAAAATAGAGACGGTAACAAAAGCGAAACCGGATCTATATGTATTAGATGCAAATAAAATGCCATTAGACGAGGGTAGATGGGGGTTATTACCCGATGCTATACATAATTTACTAATGGAAAATAAAGAAGAATGTAAATTATCAATGAATCAGATGCAACAGAATAAACCATGTTTATTAAGATATGGAGTTTCCACTCAAAATAAGAATCAGTCCTTTTTATCGTGTATAGAAGATATTTTGGAAGTTCCCAACCTTAAAACAAAAATCATAGAAAGTATCAATATAGATAGTTTTATAACCTATTCAAACGGCAATCTAATTCAGGAGTTTGCTAAAGATGATAATGACATTGTGTCGCCTGCCATGTATAATACAAGTGCTTTATATAACCAGTTAGAAAATAAAGATCCCGTTTTTTTCAGTCGGGTATATTCTGCTATGGAAAATTTCAAAAACTATATATTGGCAGATAAGGTAGTGATAGATCATACCTATTTATGGGATGTGATATCAATGCCAAATAAAGGAATTTTCCCACGCGGTGTAAATATAATAATAATCGGTCTACCGTCCCAAGGGGAAGAAGTTAATAATGGAAATGTAGAAATGTTATGTCCGACGAGTTATGCAGGTAGGAAATTATATGATAAATCAAACACCTCTATTATTTTAATAAAAAAAGGGATACTGTATGAACCGGTATATCAATATCGTTTAACTGGTACTACTATTAAAAAGATAAAACAATTTTTACCCTATCATACTAAATTGGCATTTAAAATAGAACAAACAAACAAATATTTAACGCATTGTATTCCGGATAATAGTAAAACAGAGATATATCCGTTTTCCGAAAATATCTTATTACAAAACCTAATTAAAAAACTTCGAACTCATAAAGGTCCCCAGATACTTAATTTATGCGTTGATTATAATGGCAAAACGGTTGGTATGCATGTATCTTATCGTAAACTCTCAGGTTTTATTCCATGTTATCCTAGTGCTATAAATACTGATTATAAATTACAATTTATATATGAGTATGAATGGCAATCATATGACAAGACTACCGCGTTTCTAAAAGTTATAAAGAAATTGGATAATACGATACTATGTAATCCAACGATATTAATAGAGGAGGATGAGCAATGTATAGGTATATTAACCGAAGCGAACCAATTTATAAAAATAGACCCGCCACAAAAAGTAGAGAGCGAGTTAACAAGAGTAACCGGTAGTGATTATATAGATCAAGAAAAGGCAATATTCGACAGTGTTGACGAAGAAGGGGTAAATAAAACGAAAGATTTATATCTTGAACAACAATTCTATAATGTGTTTAGGGGTCTTGTAAGAGATGCTATAAATGAGCCTGCTAATAAGCACTTAAGAAATAATATATTAGATATTATTTCTAATTATAATAAGAATACCTTAACAAGTAAGAATACAATAACTGGTTTAGACGAGTTAATCGCTATTTTACATACATTAGTGGATAACAAAATATCGTTTATAACATATGAAAAGGACATATTAAATTCATTAAATTCCATCTCTTCCTGCAATAAGTGTGCGGAAAATTATTGTTTAACTACCGATGAAGGTGATTGTGAGGTATTGTTACCTCAATATAATTTAATAAATCAGTTGGAGAATAATACGATATATTTTTCACAGATGGCGGATCAAATACTTCGTTACACCCGAATTCAACAATTTATTTTAAATCCCAATAAGTATTTAAATTTAGCAAACATTAATTATGAAGTAAATGAGAATGAAAAACTAATATTAAGTAGTAAATTAACGGATTATTTGAGACAAATAAAACACATGGAGGATTTAGATACAAATAGGTATATAAAAAATAATGCGTATGATAATGTGAATCCACCAATTTATAAAACATTTAAAGCGATATCATATTATACGGAAGAAGATACTATCAAGAGGTTACCTAGTACTAAATTCAAGAAAATAAATCTCAGGAAGGGACCACTGTAAATTGGTTGGAAGTAGTAATAGCATTATAAGCAATTCGTCCAAACTTAGGGGAATTTTTATTTAAATTCGTTAGAGATTGTTTAATATGTATGCGAGAGTGGTGTTTTTTTGTATGATTATAAGAATATTTACAGATTAGATAATCAGGCAATAAAAAATCTAACTTATCAACTATATTATGTTTAGGATAATGAAGATGTATAATAATATTAGGGACATATTTAGCGTAGGTATTAAGCATCGTTAGTATATTATCATATTTTTCGTCCTCAGTAAGTTCCTTATAATAGGAGTGTATATTTTTATCCCTCAGAAAGGATTCATTGTTTGTAAAAAACGTATCAATATTAAAATTCGATAAAAAGAATAAATATAAAAGGTTAGGCATTATTTGAGAGGTACCTAAAAGATGAAAATAGATGTTATACATATTATGTATTCCAAATGGTAAATTAGTATATGGGTTTTTGGGGAATATTGGGCTAGAAAATAAATCTTCGCGATACAATAGAGCATTATTAATTATTTTAATCAAGTCGGGCAGACAAAAATCATAAATAGTATTATTTTCTACGATAGAAATAAGTTGTGCGGGATTATAACTTGACAAACTATTGGACCGTAGATCAGTATCGTTTTCATACCTAGTAAAACGTTTACGTCTCCACCTATATATACATTGTTTATAGGAATTTTTATATTGTTGCATAATACAAAAAATATTACTTAATTCCGTTTTGGTATCGTTAGAAATAAATGGATTATTTAACATATCATATAGCGCTGTTAGTGGGTGTATTTTTATAGCAGCCAAGAAACAGATTTCAACCATATTCAATGACTTAGAGTCACTTAGGTTATCTATATAAGGACACATAATGTCTGTACATTTAAGTACCATGATTACACTATATTATTAGTAATTGTTTATTATGATTTACATAATATCTAAGTCGTAGGCGTCATCTAGTGCGCCCGTATCGTTAGCAATGATATTTTGGGCGTTGTTTATGCCTAAATTCTGCATACTACACGGATCGTTCGGGTTTTCTATATCAGGAGTCATATCAATATTAATCTTAGTCTCTATTTGTTGTTCTCGTCGTTCCTTCATTTGTTCTATATCCAAATAAGTCTGAAATGCATTTGTACCAAAGTGTCCTTCTTGTCCACACATAATAGAAGCAGATACTCCTCGCATCTCATCTAATTCGCCGTGTCTAGCCGCTTTCAAAAATTGCTCTGGAGTTTCTTCAAAGGATGCTTTTGCCAGCGGTCCAATATTATCATTATTAATACCGTGTCTAAATATGGAAATCATACTGGCAGAGTAAGACATTCTGTCGCATAAAAGAGTAAGATGGCGTTCATTAATGTAAGTATCATTATCGGCTAATACGTCGATAAATTCATTATAGATTGTCATGCGAGCCGCTTCGATTCCTAAGGTTCGGTATACTTCTGTAATGGAATTAGAAATGGTACGCTTTGCACAAATATAATCTAATCCTAAGATTTCTATTAAATTTAGCCCGATAGTATCTAGTACCCATATATCACTTCTTTCAAACGTTGTGTCCTTATATTTTACCACATTAGGGTTTAAGCGAACAATTACTTTTTCTATATTCTTTACACCTCTAATAATTAAATTATTTAATATATACTCTTTAAAATTAGTTAGCATATAAATATTATCGGATTCGTCCAACGATTTTTGTTTAGTTGAGGACTTTAGTTGTTTCATACGTAATCTAAAAACCAACGCATCATCATTATAATCGCTATAAACACATTCAACATCTTCCTTATAACTCTTATAAATAGCAAACTGAATATCATCCATGGTAATGTTTTTTTCTAACATAATAACTCTATTTAATTCTATCCGAACAATCCACTTGCTTAAGTCTGAGTCATCTATATGCTCCTCCGCGGTATATCTTTTCTCAAATTCCAAGAACCGGTTTAAGGCAGGTTGATCTTCCGACAATAATTTATTTACTGGATCAAAACAAATTTTAGTCTCCAGCACTAAATTCTTTAGTCTGGTACATTCAATGTTGTTCATAATATTGATTGCTCTATGGCGATCATGTTCTTCCTCTTCGGGTAAATAAACCGTTAACGATGGCTTTTTTAAATTATCCGATAACGATAAAATCTCCTCTACTCTTGGAACCCCCTTTGTAACATTTGATTTAGACGCAACCCCCGCAAAATGGAATGTATTCAATGTCATTTGTGTGGTTGGTTCTCCAATACTTTGAGCCGCAATAATCCCTACCATATCTCCTGGGGCTGCCAACGCTTTTAAATACATTAATTCAATCGTTTCGAGTAAATAAGTTAGGGCTTTAGTATTAAATCGTCGTTTAAGGAATAATTCTGCAGGAGATAGATAATAATGGTACATAATTTTGAATAAATCATTAGGAGCCGCATAGTGGAGATTTTCTAATTTTTTTAATTTCTCGTCTATCATATTCATTCCGTCTAAAATACTAATATCTATTAAGGAATTAGCGGTAAGATGCATTTGGTTATATACGTTATTAATAATATGAGTAAAGGCTACTGGTAGATATACTTTACTATCGTCCATATGCTTAAATACATTTGCTACCAGGATTGACCGATAATATATCATTGAATCAATTAGTGTTTTAATTTTTCCCATCGTTTCTGTCTTTTGTGTTTTTAGTTGCTGAACAATTTCGGCGTTGTATAGCGCGTATAATGCATCGCTATGAACAATATTAAAATGTACATATATATCTTCCAATGACATGGTAACTATCGGACAGTTTTGAGCCTCTACTTTTACTGGGTCCGCGCTATCATCCCCATATCTAAATTGCACGATTTTCCCTTTATTATTACGCACCGTCATATCATACGCGACCATTAGGTCCTCACACGCTTTGATTAATCGTCTTTGAATATATCCCGTCTGACTAGTCTTTACGGCTGTGTCAATCAGTCCTACTCTACCTGCTTGAGCATGAAAGAATAACTCTGCGGGAGTAAGTCCCTTAATAAAACTACTCTGGATAAATCCCCTGGCTTGGGGTGAATCGTCGTATTTTTGAAAATGAGGTAAGGTTCTTGAATCAAACCCATAGGGAATACGTTTGCCATCTACATTTTGTTGACCCAGTGTGGCAATCATCTGAGAAATATTTAACTCTGATCCTTTAGATCCCGCATTAACCATAATAACAAATCTATTATCTTTACTTAAATTTTCTCTACCTAATTTACCTGCTTCTGATGCAGCAGCATTTAATATATTATTAACTTGCATTTCAAATTCATCCACGTTAGTTTGCCCAGTTTTATTTTCAAAAATACCTAATCGGGTTTGATAGATTAATTGTTGCACATCATTTTTCTTTTTGGATATTGCTTCAGAAATCGATGCATTAGTCGCTGCATCAGCAATTAAATCGCTTATGCCAACACTATAGCCTTCTTCTTTCATATAGGTCGTTACGATATCCTGTATATTATCTATAAATTGCTTACTCATATCGTTACTATAGTCGTTACAAATCCTTTGAATAATTCCTTTTGAAGCGGATCCAAAGACGCTTTTATCTATATTTCCACTGTTCATTTTACCATTCTTTATATCTATTATATAATTAGAATTATCGGCATTAGCATCATTATACATTTTAGTTTTATACTTTAGCGTTAGAGGGGGCAAAATGCTGGATATAATATCAAAATTACTAGTAGGCTTTTCAAATAATTTCACATTTATGTTATTAGAGTTCATAAGCAAATTCATGGCGTATTGTTTACTAAACATTTTCTCTTTATTAGTGAATAAGAATGCGCCCAATAAGGAATCTTGGAAAATTCCTACAATGGACTGGTTATTTGCGGGACTTACTATGTGATGGTCCACTGCCGCCAGATTTTTAAGTTCGCATTCGGATTCAATGTCTTGGGGCATGTGCAAATTCATTTCATCGCCATCAAAATCCGCATTATATGGTTTGGTAACCGCAACATTAAGCCGGAAGGTATTACCTTTCTTCATTACTTTTGCGGTATGGCACATCATGGACATTCTATGTAGCGTAGGTTGTCGGTTAAATAGCACCCCATCGCCGTCTAAAATATGTCTGTGGACAATATCTCCGTAACTCAAACTAATAGTCTCTCTGTCGATATATTTTAAGGAAATGTTTTCTCCATTCTTTCTTTTTAAGATTTTAGCACCCGGATACACGTCCGGTCCATTTTTTACCAAAGTCCATAAATATTCTATATTTAATTTATTTACGGTTACGGGACGAGTAAGGTTTTTGGCAATCTTTAAAGGTATACCCAATTCACTAATGGAAATATTTGGATCAGGGGTAATTACAGAACGCGCGCTAAAATCTACTCTTTTTCCCATCAGGTTTCCTCTAACTCTTCCTTGCTTGCCATTTAATCTCTCTTTAATTGATTTTAATGGGCGTCCAGACCTTTGCGCGACGGATGCTACGCCAGATATATTATTGTCCACCATGGTTGCAATGTAGTATTGCAACATCATAGTTGCGTCATCTATAATGGCTTGAGAGGTAGTTGGGTCGGCCATTTTTTCTAAAAGCGTATTATTATGTTTAATAATGTTGATGATAATATGGCTAATATCATCTTCACTTCTCTGTTGAATATTATGTTTTACCGATGGGCGTACTGATGGAGGGGGGACGGCTAACACCTGGCAAATCATCCATTCTGGCCTGGAAAATGCCGAACTAAACCCCATAAAATTCATATCATCATGGCTAATTCGGCTGAACATTTTAATAATCATTTCCGCAGTGAGTTTTACACTCATTTTTGAGTTACCTTCATTGTCTTCATCGTCTTCTATATTCCATTCAACAATAATAGTAGACAGTCCTTCTTTCTTGATTTTAGCAGGCTGCTTACATCCACATCCATCTTCTGATTCTTCTCCACATCGCTTTATTTTATTTGCGTGTTGAAATACTGCCGACCATCGGTCAGTGCTATTCATATTTTTTAGATAATCATGATACTTTTCTTTAGAAATTAATAATTTACTGCATTTATAACAAATGGTGCGTAAAATTTTTATAACAGTAGCTAAATATTGGATATAAAATACCGGACGTGCTAGTTCTATATGACCAAAATATCCTGGACATTGAATATTATTATAACCATCGGTTGGGCAAATTAAACCAGGTTCTAACACCCCCATACGAGGATCAAATATTCCACCTACTACGGGTTTGTCATTGATATAGGTGTCGCGACTGGTTATTTCCGCTACAGATAAACTTCTAATTTCATCTGGAGATAATATACCAAACTGCACTCCGATAACTTTAGATTTAGGTTTACTAGTTTCAAACATCTTCTTATATTAGGTAAATAATATTTAGATTGTTATTTTCAATTTTAATTTTAATTAAAATTGAAATAAAGAAATACAGACATATATATATATTAATATGGTGAAAGAAATTGAACTTAATACCATTAAAGCCCGTCTGCATGATAAGTTATGTGAGAAATTATTGAGGGATAATAAAGAAGGCGCAGATTCCCAATCAGATTCGGATTCCATAGTAGAATTAAATGATGTTTCATCGGAGGAAGAGGAAGAGGAAGAGGAAGAGGAAGAGGAAGAGGAAGAGGAAGAGGAAGAGGGTGAAGAGGATATGAAAGATACGAAGCTTAATATTATTTTGACAATAGGCGATTCCAGGTTGGATGAGGAGGATGAGGAAGATGAGGAGTATGAAGAAGAAGAACGAGAAATGGGTAAGTGTTTATGTGTGAAACCATTAAAGAAGTTTGCGGTAGACGATAAAGGTTGGTGGTGTAATACTTGCGAAGAGAATTCCGATAATCCTAAAGTAAAAGATATGAAGATGGATAGCATAATGTATGGTTGTCGTAAATGTGATTATGATATATGTGAAAGTTGCTATATGGCGGAAATTAAAACAGATACGTCAACGGAAGATTTAGAATTAGTGAATCTGGTGCTAGAGCAGTCAAAAAAACTGGGTAATACATATAATTCGTCTTTAATTAAAGAGATTACGGAATTAGCGAATACAAAAAAGAGGACTATCGAAAATGCTAAAGATAAGATGGATAAAAAGTTAAAATTATCTAATCTCAAGGAATATAGAAAATTAGTAAATAAAAAAGGTAATTTGAATGAAATAATGTATTTTAAAACGCTAGAGAAGGAAACACAAACGTCCATGTTATCTAAATTGCAAATGGTAACTGCAACGATGAATATAGATATGCCATATAGGTTTCGTATACTGGATGCTAATATCCCGATAGAGTTTAAAGGTTGTGCGTTAAAAAAGGTGTCAGCATTAAAATCAATGGATTCAGGAGGAGGAGAACATGCTAAACTGAAGCATTGGCTTGATACCTTTATGCAAATACCGTTTGGAACCTATTCAAGTATTCCGGTGAATGTGGATGATTCAAGTAAAGAGGAATGTCATGCGTTTATGAAATCATCGATGGATATTTTAGATAGTGCGGTATATGGTATGGATGATGTCAAGCTACAAATTATGCAGTTAGTAGGTCAGTGGATTGCGAATCCGCTATCGGCTGGTACAGCAATTGCTATACAGGGTCCTCCGGGTACAGGTAAAACTAAGTTAGTAAAGGAAGGGATTAGTAAAATTTTAAATAGATATTTTGCATTTATGGCGCTGGGAGGAAATTCAGATGGTTCAGTATTAGAAGGGCATAGTTTTACGTATGAAGGTGCTAGAAATGGTTCAATTATAGATATTTTAATCAGAGGAAAAATGATGAATCCGATCATTTTGTTTGATGAATTAGATAAAATTAGCGATACTCCTAAAGGGGAAGAGTTGACTGGAATATTAACGCATTTAACTGATATTACCCAAAATGATAAATTTCATGATAAATATTTCTCAGAGATTGATTTTGATTTGAGTAAATGTTTATTTATCTTTTGCTATAATGATGAGTCTAAAGTAAATTCTATTTTAAAAGATAGAATGTATAGAATAGAGACAAAAGGATATACTGTGCAAGAAAAAATGGTAATTGCTACTAAGCATTTAATTCCTAAAATCAGGGAGTCGGTACATTTTAGTGACACAGAGGTGGTAGTAGAGGATGATACTATTAAATATATTATTCAACACTATACACAGGTAGAGAAGGGGGTTAGAAACTTGAAACGTTGTCTAGAAATCGTCTATACTAAATTAAATTTATATCGTCTAATGAATGGTGGATCTAATATTTTCAAAAAAGACATGTCATTAACCATTACATTCCCTGTGGTTGTAACGTGTAAGTTGGTGCAAAAATTAATTAAAAAGGTAGAAACGAATAGCGTAGTGTCCTCAATGTATATGTAGTTTAAAAATTAGTAGAGAACGTTCTATTTCCTCCTCTTTCATTTAGATAATTTTTTTGGTCGGTTGACATACATGCACAACCAGTGGAGTTAGAATAAGTTGCCGGACAACATTCAGGTTTAAACTGGTTATCCTTAAAATAGAACAGATTTTCATCACGCAAAGGAACGGTTGTCCCTTTGTAATCACTACGTTTAGTGCTAACTATAGAATTATACTCCTCCGCATCGGCTACCCATGTAGAATTACTAACCTGGTCTATATTAGACGAGCAAGAAGCAAATCCCTCAGCATAAGAGGCCTGTAAAAATATCACAACCAGTAGAAAAGCGACTAAAACACAACAGGTTGCCATAGTTACTTTACTTTTTTTAACCATTATATATAATAAATAAGATTATTATTTCTTTTCAAAAAATCTCTCTAATCCATAATTATAGTCGTTCCATAGATAATTGTTTCGTTGTATACTTCCCGTATTTGTCAATAGGTGATAGAGATGTTTCGTTGTTCCGGTATATTGTTTTATGGGAGCATTATCCACCTGAATATTAGAGGCACCTATAACATCTATTTCATGATAAAATAATGGGACATCCCCTTGTATTGTCACACAGCCAATCACAATCTCTCCATTGGCTAGTATTTCTCCTAATTGTATTTTTCCTATAGTTTTGCTTGTTCCATCTTTCATCTCAAAGGAAGTATCTGGATGAAATCCAACCTCTAAATATTTGTGTATATTTTCAAATACTACAGGTTCAGGTAATATGGTTCCGCAAGCATTATTAAGGGTTAGTAGGTCTATTTCTTCGATATCATCCCAGTCGGAGTAGATGGTGTCGTGAAGTTGAATGGTTTTGTTGGTGGTGTTGAAGCAATAAATTGGGTCTTTTAGTGGTGGTAGGAGGATGGCGTCGGGATGGTCTTTGACATATATCCATTTATTTTTATGTAGGACTTTATGGGAACCAGTGACGATAGTGTGATCCAGAAAGTAGGGATCCTGACCAGTGCTGTCTAATATCATGGTGGCGGTGACAATAGATTTATCAGAGAGAACGGTGCCAGGCGTGAGGGTTTGGATAGGGATCTGTCCATTATATAAGGTGGGGATTGTAGTGTTTTTGGCGAAACAAAGTTTGGTATTTTTCCAAAAAAACGTTGGATCTCCTGGAATAAGTTGAGGAGTATGGGTATCAAATACCAAATTAATTAGAGGACCTATCCATAGAACTAACACACAAATAACAATAGTAGCTATTAATGCTGCTAAACCGGCTACTCCAGCAATACCAGCAATTGGTAATAGCCACATCGTGAAGGGGGTGGATGCTACAAGTACCATAGCGGCTACTACACCAGCAACAGCATATTCAGCCGCAAATATAATGGAAAATAAAGTCATGATATTCATCCACATGGTATTCATTGCTGAACCAAATGTATTCCACACAGAAACAGCAATATAATATTGCGTAGTCATTATCCCACTAACTCTATGCATTATATCACTTAAAATAAGACCATTTTGTAACTGAATAATGAGAATATTATGAAATTTATTAAACAATGATTGGAGTAGTTCAATCATATATTTTTTTATCGCATTGACTAGGCGAATGATGGCAAAAATAGATTCTAATATTAAATTTTGTACTTGTAAAATGGCATCTTCCATTAGATAGATAGGCTTGGTAGCGATTGTCGCTACTGTACGTAGAATACTCATGGAACAATAAGAAAAATTAGCCTCGGTATATTCCCAGGCGGATTGGGTTGATTGGGGCATTATTAGCCCAGCAAAAGGCATAAGAAGTGGATTACATCTATTAAGCGGCCAATCTTTTCTCAGTAATTTTATATTAATTTGGATATATAAATAGATAATTAATCCTATAAATATAATAACTAATAATACAGACACTACTATAGAGGCACTATTTAAATCATTATAGGTAAGTTCTTTATATATGTTATTAATCTGTTCTAGCATTAATAAAATATAAGATTATAAATTATTTAAAATATCTCTCCAATCCATCATTATAATCCTTCCATATATGATGGTTTCGCCGTATCGTACCAGTATTTGTTAATAAATGATAGAGTTGTTCGGTAGTGCCCTTATAAGGTCCCATCGGTGCATTATCTACTTGTACATTCGCCGTGCCTATAACATCCTTTTCATGATAATATAACGGCACATTTCCTTGTATAGTTACACAACCCGTCACTATCTCTCCGTGAGCCAATATTTCTCCTAATTGAATTTCTCCTATAGATTTAAATACTCCTCCCTTCATTTCAAAGGTCGTATCTGGATGGAACCCCGCCTCTAAATACTTATGTATATTTTCAAATACTAATGGACAAGGTAGAGTGGTCCCGCATTCATTATTGAGGATTATTAAATCGGATTCTTCGATATCATCCCAGTCAGAGAAGGTGGTATTGTGTAATTTTATAGTTTTGTGGTTGGTGTTGAAGCAGTATATTGGGTCGTTTAGTGGTGGTAGAGAGATAGCATCTGGGTGGTCTTTCACGTATATCCATTTTGTTTTATGTAGTACTTTATGGGAACCAGTGACGATGGTATTGTCTAGAAAGAAGGCGTCTTGTCCGGTGCTGTCTAATATCATGGTGGCGGTGACGATAGATAGATCAGAGAGAATAGTACCGGGAGTGAGATGTTGAATAGGGATGTTCCCGTTATGTAAGGTGGGTATAATGGTGTTTTTGGCGAAACAATAAAAAGGGAATTCTACTATAATAGAAGAGATGCTTTGAATCACTAAGGTAATACTTTTAACCAGGTAAAATACCGTTGTAAATAGGCCTTGGACTCTGGCCATATTATCTTCCATGGTAAGCCCTGTTTTGGTCATTTCAATTAAGACATTGTTTAGTTTGTTAAATATACTACCCGTCATGGAAGCCATTATACCTCGGTGCTTAGTGACATTAGCCGTAGAGGCTTTCTGACTTTTATGCATAGTCTGTTGATTATCAAGGGAGGATGCCTGCATGGCATAAAGCGGTTGTAAAAAGGCATCCATAAAACTAGATTGCGTATTCATTGTACATTTTTGCATATTTTCTTCTGAATCTACCCCGAAGTAAGATGCAAACGGCATTATTATTGGATTACATCTATATAACGGCCAATTCTTCTTTATGTGCGATAAATTTGTTCCTAAAATAGTTATTAAGTATATAAATCCAAACAAAAGGATGATAATTACAGATAATAAAGCATCCGACATATAATATAAATTAATATATAATATTACTTTCGTTTCTTTTTATAGGATTTACGACGGCGACGCGGTTTTCTACATTTGCATTTGCCCCTACATTTGCATTTACCCCTACATTTGCAACTCCGTCGCCGTTTGGATGACCGTCTACGTTTGGAGTGACGGTGACGGCATGTGCGTGTGCGTTTGTGATTGCGTTTTCGGGTGCGTTTTCGGGTGCGTTTTCGGTTTCCTCCTGTTTTACATGTTTCATGATTAGTAGTCTTAAGATATTCGTTATGTTTCGTAGTAGCATCATTATATTGCGCACTGGTAACATTAACTCTTTCTTCCATGCCTCCTCCTCCTCCTCTGGCGAGCAGGGCATTCGCTTCTTCACCCGTTTTGTGGGCGTTATAGGCAGGGGGGGAGGGGAGAGATGTATAAGTACCAGTATAAGTACCAATTGTTTCGGTTTCCGGATCATCCTTTACGGTTGGCGTATCAGCCATTATATATAATATATATATATATAAAAATAAAATCATATATCCAATTATATGAATAATGATGAACGATTGAATTTAGCTAAAATGATTAGTGTTAATAATGTGAAAGATCAAACGGAGAATATTAAAAAACTTAAACATAGTGGATTATTGTTACAGGATGTAAATCGTATGTGTGAGATAAAGAAAAAGTATAGTAGGTTGGGTAAGGAGGCAATCTCGGATATGTGTTTTAGTCAATGTTCTTTCATGTCGAGGCAGTATATGGATATTTATAATAAATTGTTAAAGGGTGAATTAAATGTGGTTATTTTGTACGCGTTTATTGCTAAACTAAGGGATATAGAGGAGGGGAGGTCGGATCAGCATGAGGCGTCTTTTGAAATCGGTAAATTACTAAAGAAACTGTATATTGATAGTGCGTTGCTAAAGGCAGAGAGATTAGACAACGGTACAAAAGAAGGGGTCAAGTTTAGAAAGGGTAAAAATATTAAATGGAAGGATTTTAATAAACTAAATAAGACAGTATTTGATGAATTAATTAGTTTAATTTATTTTAAAAGAACGGCTGTAAATGTAAATGTAAATTCAAAAAAAATATGTGAATTTATCCCAAAAATATATTATATAGGTGGTGGGAAATCAGGTTCAACTAGTATTATGAAAGGTTTTTCTAATATAAATGTGGCACATTGGCATACTGTTCGTTATTTTGAGAATATATATGGAACTAAATTATTAAGTAGTAATAATTATGATTTATATGATTTAATAATTTATATTGGAAATAAATATAATTTTAAACCTGTAATAATTGAGAGTGTAAGAAATTCAATTAATTTTGGAATATCAAGCATATTCCAACATATAAAATTAGATAGAAGGCCGAACGATGATATAGGAAAACAAGTAACAAAATACAAATCTGATAATAATATTAATGCTTTAATTGAGATAACAAAAAAACATATAAGTAATCAAATAAATGTCTTACCTAAATCATGTAATCTGTTTAAAAAACATTTCAATATAGACTTATTATCAAGTTTTGACAAAGAATTAAATTATTATTTTAATGATATAAATAATGTTTATTTATTATTTTTAAAGTTTGAAGATATAAAAAATTGGTCTGAAATTATAAACAATAATTTACCTTATAAATTTGTATTAAAACACTCAAATAAAACGACTGATAAGTTTTATGAAATAGTAAAAACAAATCTAAAATTTACAAAAAAAGAACTTCAACCGTTTTTGGATTGTCGCCAAATGACTGTTTTTTATTCAAATGATGAAATTGACAAACTATCAAAAAAATTTATCGCAAATTAACTTTTATATCGTTTTTTAAAGAATAATTATATATTTTTTGAGTATAATTATTTTTACTTAATGAATTAACAAAATGATTTCTATAATGTGATTTTTTATTTTCTTTATAGATTTTTTTATACTTTTTAATAAATCATTATATTCTATTTTACTATCTAATTTAATATAATGTTTCAATTCACTAAAATAGGTTTCTATTGGATTTGTTTGAGGGTGATATGGTATATTTAACTATCTTCTAACTCAATTTTAAATTTTAAATTTTAATAAAATGTAAACATTTAAGCTATAATTGAAATAATTTAGATATTCCGTATAACTATACAGTATGAGCAAATTAATCATCGTGGAATCCCCGTCTAAATGCAAAAAGATAGAGGGCTTTTTGGGATCAGGTTATAAATGTGTAGCGACTTCCGGTCATATTACAAAATTAAATTCGTTAGATGATATTGATGCACAATATCATCCCACCTTTTCAGCCATTGAGGCTAAAAAATCCAGTATAAAAAAACTAAAGTATGCCATTGCGAATGCAAAAGAGATATATATTGCGACGGATGATGATAGAGAGGGTGAGGCGATAGGTTGGCATGTTAGTCAATTATTTAAATTACCTAGTACTACAAAAAGAATAGTGTTTAGAGAGATAACCAAATCTGCCATTGTGCATGCCGTTCAAAATCCAACGATTTTGAACCAGCGTGTAGTGAATGCCTCTATCGGAAGGCAAATCTTGGATCTATTGGTGGGTTTTATTATTAGCCCCTATTTATGGAAACATGTCTCTTACAAAAAGCATCTCTCTGCTGGTAGATGTCAGACACCTGCTTTAAGACTAATATATGATAATGAGCGAGAGATTGAGAAGAATCCAGGAAAGGTGGTATATCGTGTAGAAGGATATTTTACGAATAAAAATGTGCCCTTTACCTTAAACAAAACGATACCGCAAGCAGACATAGACCCCTTTTTAGAATCATCCGTTACTCATTCTCATCTCCTAAAAAAAGCAAAAGAGAGAAAGAGTATAAAAACCGCCCCTAAACCCTTCACCACAAGCCTCATTCAACAAACTGCTAATACCAAATTAGGAATCTCTCCAAAAGAAACCATGAGAATATGTCAAACCCTATATGAAGAGGGATATATTACGTACATGAGAACCGATAGCCAAATATATAGTGATGAATTTATACAACTCACTCATCAATATGTAACGGATAAATGGGGGGCTAATTATACCAAAGCATTAGGCACCAACAAACAAGCCAACGCCCAAGAAGCACACGAAGCGATTCGTCCAACGGATATAAATACAAGGGATATACCGTTGGTGGGGAGAGAAAAGCGGGTATATAATATGATATGGGTGAATGCATGTGGTAGTTTAATGTCGGATGCCATTTTTCAGGTGTTAGAGGTGACGATTAGTGCGCCTAGTAGGCATGTGTATAAACACATGGAGGAGAGGGAGATATTTTTGGGTTGGAAGGTATTGGAGTATAAGGAGCCGGAAGGTAATTTGTATTCTTATTTCAAGCAATTAAAGGAGGGGGAGGTAGATTATCGCAAGTTGACGGCACGGTTTGTGATAGAGGAGCGTCGGTTGCATTTAACGGAGGCGGGTTTGGTGAAGGAGTTAGAGAGGCGTGGAATAGGGAGGCCATCGACTTATTCTGCGATAGTGGATAAGATCCAGGAGAGAAAGTATGTGTGCAAGGAGACGATAAAAGGTAAGAAGGTAAAGATGATAGATTATGAGGTGGTGGGTGAAGAGATTATAGAGGAAGAGATTGAGAGGGAGTTAGGAGGAGAGAAGGGAAAATTGGTGATTAAGCCGGTAGGAAAAATGGTGATGGAGTTTTTGCTGGAGTATTATGAGGTGTTATTTTGTTATGATTATACCAAGAAGTTAGAGGATGAGTTAGATAAGATAGCAAATGGGGATTTATTGTATCCGAAGTTATGCAAAGAGGCGCATCATAAAATAAAAGAATTATCCAAGAAACTGAGTAATAAAAAGATTGAATATGAGATAGATGAGGATCATGTATTTATGATAGGTAAATATGGTCCAACGGTAAAGTATGAAAAGGATGGAAAGGTGGTATTT